TAGTAATGCTAAGAACCTAAAATCTACTACAGCAGCAGCAGATGATATAGTTAAACTCAATACAGCATCTAATAGGACTGGTGCTATTAGCTCTAATACGGCTGTAAATAGTAGTAAACTTACATCAAGTAATACTGCCACCGCCAATTCCAATGCCAGTAATATAGGAAGTGCTGGTACAAAGGTCGAGGATGGCGCTGCTTTTACTAAAATTATAGATGATTCTATGCCTACAATAAATCAAGGTAGAGACCAGGCATATAATTTTAGTCTGGTAAATCATAATTCTCCCCTAAATCAGAATCGTCTTAACACTTATGTTTCAAAACTTCAGGCTAAGAATATTAGGCAAACATATGCTCAACAAGGAAAATTTAATAATCAACCTTATGTACTGAGGAATCATCCCACAGAAGCATATGGAAAATCAGGACCTTTTTCAACAACAAAAATAGGGGGTAGAGTAGCTGCTATAGATGACGGGAATCCGATATATAAAAATAAAGATTGGATAGATGATGCGTTTAACCAGCATGTTACTCCTGGAGCACCTATCCCAAGATATAGTCGACTATTCGCTGAAAATCTAGTCAGAAATCCATATACTAAACGAATAAGTAGTTCGGATGATATATTCAAACAAACAAAAAGTACAACAGCTCATGAATGGGATCATACAACTAAAATGCCTATGTGGGGGGATGATTTAGCAAATAACCCAGGTGGTAACAACTTTAGTCTAAATGTACTTGGGGATAGAAATCAATTAGGAGTTATAACTCAAGAGGGGGTAATTGATTGGGCTACTGTAGGGGTTAAAGGTAAAATTCCTGAGTATTTTGGAAAATTTAATACTAATACAGGAACTTTTGATAAAGTACCTATGTATACCAAAAGTAAATTTGATAATATATTTGGTACTAATGTATTTAAATCATCTGACGTATCTGAAAGACTGATGCACCTTGAGCATATGAAGAACCAGAAAAAAACAGGAGAATTTGCTAATTATCTTCAATATCAAGTTGCTCCTTGGGAAATGGGGGCTAAAATAGCAGGGCATAGAGCTGTAAAGAATATAAATATAAAGGACTATAATGTAATGTCTTCGGCGGATGCAAATAAGTTTTTCAATCAACTGAAAATTGAAAACCCTAATTTTTGGGCTACATTTAAAGATGCTGAGGCATATAGAACCATGATGAATAAATATCCTTATGCTGTAGCTCCGGTTGGTTTAGGGATAGGAGCTGCCTCTGGAGATGCTAATCCTGATGCAACTAGTATACCTAATACACACAAAACAGGAGGATTTAAATATGAAGATGGTGGATTTTTTGGTAATATAAGAAAAAGATTAGCTAAAAATTTATACCCTGTTAGTTATGCTGGAGATCCAGATGAAGATGGAGTGTTAGGAGGTCCAATAGATAAAGTAATGTTAGCATTAAAAGGTAAAAAATCTGTATGGGATGATAGAACATATGATCCAAACAAAGATTCTAGAAGTATTCAAGAAAGAACAGATTTGTTGCAAGTACTTATGGGTCAAGATCAACAGTATAATTCTATTAGTGAGTCTAAATATAAACCTACAAAAGGTGATAATATTGATGGAACTTTTTACTCTTCAACTTTTACTGAAGACAGGATTAAGCAGCAGCTTCAAAATAAAGGGTATGATTCATTTAAGGAAGGATCTGGTAATATGATCATTAATGCTGGGGGACCTTTAGGAAACTATACTATAGATAAAGGTGAAGATGAAAGAGGTAAATATATTTCATACTATGATAAATGGGATTTAAATCCGTACAATCGTAAAAAGGGATGGAAAGGAATGCTAAGCGGGATTGCAGACTTAGGTCAATCTTGGGCAGGAATGAATCCTCCCGAAGTGTATGGTAGAGTATATATAGATGAGGTAAACAATAAATCTTCAAAAAAAGAAAATCCTATAAAAACTAGCAAAGAAAGAAGAGGAGGTAAAAGAAAATGTAAGTATGGTGGATGCTACTAAGTGTTATATAATAATATAAAAACCAAAAAATAAAAAAGTATAAAAAATATCAATATAATTTGTAAATTTGTACCCAAACTAAAACAATATATATGGACCCAAATGAAAAAATACAACTAGATGACATCACTTTTGATGATGTTATTGGTGGTGAAGGTGTAGATACTATATCTACAGATGAAATTGCTCCTGCACAGGAGAATGAAAACGAACAAATAGAATCTTCTGAAGATACTCTAGAGGACATAGGACTAGAGGTAGAAGATGATGATGAGATTGATGGTACAATAGAGGATGAGGACGAGTATGATGAGGAGGAAGAAGACGAAGAGGATGATATACCGGAAGAAGATGACGCTGAAGTAGGTTCAACCGTTGTTGGAGAAATCCTCGATAAATTAGGATATGACTTGGAAGGTGATAATTATGATGATACATCAGAAGGTTTAGCAAATATGACTGAAGATATAGCATCAAAAATTGCTGATGATAGAATTGATGAAGTTCTTGAAGCATTTCCTTTAGTTAAGAAACATTTAGATTATGTTTTAGCTGGAGGGCAGTCACAAAACTTTATGGAGGCTTATGATCCTAATTTAGATTATGATCAAGTTGTTATAGAAGAAGATGATTATAGATCGCAAAAAGCAATTCTAGGAGATTATTTAGAATTGAAAGGACATGACAACGCCTTTATTAACGAAATGCTAAATGACTTTGAAGATACAGGTAAATTGTATCAGAAAGCAGAAGCTGCTAGAGAAGCTTTAGCTAAGAACCAAGGAGCGCAAAGAGACCAAATGATAGCTAGACAAGAAAGAGAAACGGCACAGGCACAGCAAAGACAACAAGAGTTTTGGGATAATGTTTCTGATACAATTGATGATGCAGAATCTTTTGCTGGTATATCTGTACCAAAAAGAGAAAAGAACAAATTTTTTGACTATCTATCAACGCCTGTAACAAGAGAAGGTTACACGCAAAGAGATGTAGATCATTCAAATGCTGATATAGAAATAAAATTAGCAATTGATTATTTGATGTACACGGGTTTTGATTTAAGTGATATTATATCAAATAAAGCTAAAACCCAAAATGCTAAATCGTTGAGAGAACGTATTAGCAGAAACGAGGACAGGGTTAGATCTACTCGAAAATCAACTAGAAGAAGTAAAAACGTTGACTACGATAATTTAGACCTGAACATTTAATTAACGACAATTCTTCAAGTAAAATTGAATTTTGTATATAACTTTAAAAAATAATAATAAATATGGCAATTAACGGAACAAACATAAGCGTCCAAAAGACGTTTTACAACGACTCGCAAATGACAGACATGAACAGTCTTTCAGCTGCTTTGTTGGCAAAACCGACTGAACTGTCTCCAATTATTACTCATTTAGCAGGAAAAGACGATAAAAGATTTCCACTATCTTTCTTAACAGAAGGTGTTGGTAATGTTAAATCTATTGACAGGTTAGAGTATGAGTATCGCGTAGCGACACATAGATTGAGAACACGTCCAGTAGTGGTAACACCAGCATCAACATCAAACGTAGGATTAGGAGGATCAAGCTTCGAACTTGAATTTCCTGACAAACACTTTGTATTTCCATACGTACTAGTATCTCAAGCAGGTACTCAAGCACGTATCATGAAAGAACCAGAAGCAATTGGGACTAACTGGAAATACACTTTACAATTAGTAAATCCAGTAGCTACAGCAACTGTTGCAGCAGCGGATATTACAGCAGGAGCGCTTTGGGCGCAAATGTATGCACCAGTAGGAGTTGACTTCTCTAGAGGTAACGCTTCAAACTGGGAAACTCCAGGTAAAGTAAGAAACAAACTAACTACAGTTAGAAAATCTTACCACATGTCTGGAAACGCTAAAGATTATGTAGCAGAGTTTTCTCTACCAACTAAAGGTGGATCTTCTACTAAACTTTGGATGGACTATGAGGAGTATTTACACATGCTTGACTTTAAAGAAGAGTGTGAAATGTACTACTGGTACGGTCAAAAAACTTATGATTCAAATGGTGTAACTTCTATGAAAGATGAGAATGGACAACCTGTAATCGTAGGTCCTGGTCTTTTAGAGCAAATTGTTAATACTGACACTTACTCTACTATGACTGAAACAAAATTAAAGAACATCATCGGAGATTTATTCTACGGAATGACTGATGCTTCTAAAAAACAAATAACGCTTTATACTGGTACTGGTGGTGCTAGAGAATTTGATGAAGCTCTTAAATCTCACTTCTCAGGTAATACTTGGAAAGTAGGTGGAGAGAATAGATTCATCACTGGATCTGGTAGATCATTAGGTATGAGCGGTTATTTCACTTCGTATGAGCATATTGATGGACATAGTGTGAATGTTGTAAAACTTCCTATGTTTGATCATGGTGCTGTTGCACAAGCTCGCTCGAAGCACCCTGTTACTGGATACTCTCTTGAATCTTATAGAATGGTATTTGTTGATCAATCAAATTATGATGGTCAAAATAACCTACAAATGATCTCTAAGAAAGGTCGTGAGTCTATGAGATGGTGTGTAGCTGGATCTGTAGTCCCTAGAGGATTTGAT